AGTCTGTATCTACGGGTACAGGTGACCAGTTGCGGCTGTGGAGCCAGAGTAACTACGGGGAGAACCTGCTGTTCTCGCCGCGGGGTGGTGCGCTGTATTACTGGCAGACCAATAATAATGCGGTGCCTGCGCAGAATAACCGTGGCACGTTGGTATCTGGCACTGATGTGCCTTCAGTGATCAATCAGATCATGGTGTCGGATTCGACGCGGATTGTGATTGCGTTTGGCTGTGATGACTATGGCGCATATGGCGCTAATGCTCAGGATCCGATGTTGATCCGCTGGTCGGAGCAGGAGAATTATGCTGGTTGGACGCCTGCGGCGACTAATCAGGCGGGTAGCTATAGGTTATCCCACGGTTCGCGGATCGTGGGCGCTGTTCAGAACAGGCAGGAGATATTGGTCTGGACGGATTCTGCGCTGTATTCCATGCAGTATTTGGGGCCGCCTTATGTGTGGGGGTTTACGCTGCTCGCGGACAATATATCGATTATTGGGCCTAATGCAGCGGTGACCGCGAACAACGTGACGTATTGGATGGGGATTGACAAGTTTTATGTCTATTCCGGTCGTACAGAGACGTTGCCATGCTCGTTGCGGCGGTATGTGTTTAATGATTTCAATATGCTGCAGGCGTTCCAGTGCTTTGCTGGTGGGAACGAGGGGTACAGTGAGGTGTGGTGGTTCTACTGTTCTGCAGATAGTAATACGATTGATCAATACGTTATTTTTAATTATGCCGAAGGGTCGTGGTACTACGGGACGATGGACAGGACGGCATGGCTGGATACGTCATTGAGGCCGTACCCTGTTGCTGCGACGGTTAGTAATAAGTTGGTGTATCACGAGAATGGGGTGGATGATGGGTCCACGTTCCCGGCTTCTCCGATTACGGCGACGATTGAATCGGCATATATGGACATTGATGATGGGGATCGGTTCTCTTTCATCAGTAGGTTGTTGCCGGACGTTACTTTTGATGGATCTACCGCATCTTCGCCAGCGGTGACGTTTGAGTTGAGGACACTTCAGGCGTCGGGCTCTGGGTATAACACGCCTGCGTCGATAGGCGGCAATGCATCGGCTCCGGTGACGAGAACGGCTACGGTACCGGTAGAGGCGTATACGGATCAGGTGTTTTTAAGGGTCCGTGGACGGGAGATGGCTATTAAAGTGCAGTCCACTGCATTGGGTACGAAGTGGCAATTGGGTTCACCAAGGATTGATATTAGGCCAGACGGCAGGCGAGGTGGGTGATGACATCTGTCATTACTATTGAGTCAGAGGTTCTGACGCAGAGTAAGTCGCCCGCATTGCCTCACGCGCCTGATCAATACAGCCGGGTGTATCAGGATCAGTTGAACAATGTTTTGCGGCTGTATTTTAATACGCTTGATAATCTGATAAGTCAACTTATGACAACCGCACTTCCGTTACCGATATCCATAGGGGGCACTAATACAGATGCCTTTGGTCGGATTCGCGTTAGCCAGCCGTACACGCTGTTTGATAGCCAGAATAGATATGCGGCGGATAATCAGTTTGATGTAGCTACAACCGGGACAGGGACAACAACCTACTTGTCTAACGAGGCTGCGGTCAAGATGGAGGTAACTGCCGGGGGTGTGGGTTCTGTCAAGCGTCAGTCTTATAGATCGTTCCCGTACCAGCCCGGTAAAGGCTTGCTTGTCTTGGCGACTTTCGTCATGGACAGTAGCCAGAACGTCAACCTGACTCAGCGCGTTGGTTACTACAATGACAATAACGGTGTGTTTTTCCAGCGTGTAGACGGGGTGTATTCATTCGTCCTGCGCTCAAGCTCTACCCCGACACCCGGCACTCCTAGCGATGTGCGCACAGTTAATCAGTCAAGCTGGAACGGTGACAAGTTAGACGGCACGGGAGCGAGTGGGTTGACGCTAGACCCGTCCAAAGCGCAGATTCTGTGGATGGACTTTGAGTGGCTGGGCGTGGGCTCGGTGCGCTGCGGCTTTATCATTGATGGTGAGTACATCGTCTGCCATACGTTCAACAATGCTAACGACATCACTTCGGTCTACATGACCACAGCCATCCTGCCGGTTCGGTACGAGATAAGTACATCCTCTGCGCTGGCAGCGTCTATGAAGGCTATCTGCTGCTCGGTGGTGTCTGAGGGCGGGTTTGAGCAAATATCCATAGACCACGTGGCGCGACGCACCACAGTCTTTACCAACATTGATACGGCAGCGACGTTCTATCCCATCGTATCTATCCGTTTGGCCTCTGGGCGTACAGGCGCGGTGGTATTGCCAAATAGAGTACAGTTCCTGCCGTTGACCAACCAGAACTATGAAATAGCGCTCTTAAAGAACCCAACATTGACGGGAGCAACATGGGCGGCAACGGTTCCAACAGACTCAAATGTGGAGTACGATATTGCCGCAACTGCAATAACTGATGTAGGCACCATTGTGCAAACAGATTATGTGACCTCAACCGGTAGCGGAGGCACTCAAGACACTGCGGCTCCTACGGGGTACAACTGGGATTTGCAGCTTGGTGTATCTATTTCTGGCACGAGTGATGTTTATACGTTAGCGGTTCGCACGGTGGATGGCGCAACCAAAGGAAGTGGCGTAGGTTCTTTGTCTTTCTATGATTTGACGCAGTAACCATATTTTATTGAGGGCCTGAGATGGCAGAGAATACACAAGGGATTATGGCGCTGCCTGAAAATGATGATATGCGTCGTCCTACCATAAGCTTGGATGATTCATATGATGCAATTACTACTGCGTTAACTGCAGCGCGCCCTGATGCAGCAGAGGCCATAGATAATACCATCGCAGAAGCTGGGATGGATTTATCTGAACTAACAGATGAGCAGATTGATGCGCTAATACAGGCTATTCAATATCTCTACGACAATCCTGAAGAATACAAGAAAACTGTAGAAGAGCTAATAGCAAAGGATTATATTGACGAGGGGGATCTCCCTGCTGAGTATGATCCTGCGTTTTTATCTTCTTTTGGAATGATGCTCCTACAAGAGCGTCGTTCACGTGGCACATCCACCATGACGCCTCCTCCACAGGAGTTTGCACGTGGCGGTATCGCAGAGGCTGCTCGCATTCTTGCCAGCAAAGGTCGCAATGGCGATACGATGCTCGCTCATATCACACCAGAAGAAGCGCGTTTGCTGCGTAGTCGTGGTGGTTCTGGAACGATTAACCCAGAGACAGGGTTGCCCGAGTTTTTTATTAATAAGATAGTTAGTGCTATTGGTGGAGCATTTAAGTCGGTAGTTGGTGCAGTTAAATCAGCATTTAAGGCAGTAGGCAGTGTCGTTAAAAAGGTTTTATCCAGTGACATAGGCAGGATTGCTGCAACGATTGCACTAAGTGTTTATTTAGGTCCTGCAGGCGCGGGCCTGATGAATTCTGGTTTTGCTGCGGCTACTGCATCAGGTGCCGTGACCCTCGCATCTGGCGGCGATGTTAAAGATGCCTTAAAGAGTGCTGCATTTGCTTATTTCACCACACCAAGTTCCGCTCCTGTTACCAACGCAGCAGGTCAAGTAACTACTCCGGGCTTTACCAATCCCATATCTGAATGGGTAGGCAGCACTACGGCTAAATATGCTGGTAATCCTTTTGTTGATGGCGCGGTCAAGGCATTTACATCAATGCCAGAGTCAGTACAAAAGGGCATCACTAGCGTTGGCTTGGGAACTTTGGCTGGAGTAGCTACTGGTCAAGACTTACAAGACGCTGTCAAAACCGGCCTTACTTCTGGCGCAGTTACCACAGGTATTGAGGCAGTTAATGCTGCAAGAACAGGTATGGCATCTGGTCAGCAGGCATTGAAGACAACTGCGGAAGCTGTGGATGAAGCGGCAGCTTCGAATATGAGAAGCGCTCGCAATGTATTTGAGCAAGGTCTTGCTGAAGGCCCACCAGAAGGCATACTAAAGCCCGGTGCAGACATTATGAAAGCGGGGCTTGGCGCAGCAGATGATATGAGTTCCATGCAGCCTGCAGAGTTGGCAAGAGCGCAGCGGGATTTGTCGTTAGCTGGGGCAGAAAGTACATACCTCGGCGGAAGAATACCGGCTCCCGCAGATAGCGCCGCATTAGCAACGGATGCTACGGCGAGAAGAGCAGGGCTTTCTCCTACCATTCCCTCATATGTTGAATATGACACAGGAATGGTTCCGGGCAATCTTGCAGAGTATGCTCAACAAGGCCCCGGAGGATATCCGAGTAACCTATCGTTGCGCCCTCCTCCTAATCCCGCGGATGTGCTTGACATACCCGGAGTGACCCCAACGGCTGCAGCCGCTCCATCTGCTCCTGCAGGTTTTCCAGCACAGCCACCTAGTGTTACCGAATCCTTAGCTAAAACAGGCGGCGGCGTAAAAGATATTTTGACCGGGGATTTTGCAAAAGGCTATGAGCAGGTAAAAGGCGGCTTGAGTGATCTGTTTATGCCTGCTGGCCCAACGCCTGAGCAGATACAAGCTATTGAAGCAAAGTATGGAGCAGGCACACAGGCTGCAAAAGCTGCTGTGGAACAAGCTACTCCGGGCATACTGCGTACATACGGCCCTGCAACGGCTGCAGGCATTGCAGGCTTAGGCATGATGGGCGGATTTGAGCCAAAACAGCCGCCACCGTCCCAACTACGGCAAGAATTGTCTGGCACTCCCGGCGAAGACCTGATTGCAGGAGCGCCTAGCGAGTATGTCGTACAAAATCTGCCCGGTGTTACCTACAGCCCAGAAGGTCAGATTGTTTCGGTCAACGCAGCACAACCCACTGCCACTTTGGCTGATGTGCAGCAAGCCACTGGCGCTTATGGCATGCCTGCTGGAATGATGCCTCCGCAAGCTATGCCTTCTGCGTATATGCAAGACCCCTATGGCTACCTGTATGCACAGCGTCAGTTGATCCAGCCTACGCAATTGGCAGATGGCGGTTTGGCAACGCTTGGCATGACGCCTACTGTGTACGACAGCCCAGTGATGAATCCCATGATGCAAGGGGGTATTACTACCCTGCGCCATGGTGGGACGCCTCATTACCCGCGGCGCACGGGCCAAATAAGCGGTCCCGGCACAGAGACATCGGATGATATTCCTGCCATGCTGTCTGATGGCGAGTTTGTAATGACTGCCCGTGCTGTTAGGGGCATGGGTGGTGGTAACCGCCGTGAAGGCGCGAAACGCATGTATGCATTGATGCATCAACTTGAGAAAAACGCGGCCCGAGGATAAGCGATGGCAGAAGAAACCCAAATAGTCAGGGAAGCCCCTGAGATTGAGGCCTATAAATTAGGCCTCTTAAAGTCTGCAAAAGCTCTTGCAGAAACCACACCTACGCTGCCTACTTATCAAGTAGCGGGCATGAGCCCAGAGCAGCAGCAGGCAATCTCTGCAGGCACTGCAGGCATTGGTGCATACCTGCCGTTTTTGCAAGGGGCAGCAGGTTATGTTGGTGGCGGCGTAGAGCAGTTTGGTCCTCAGGCTGCACAGCGGTTCATGAGCCCATACCAGCAGCAGGTTATTGACGAGTCTTTGCGGCAGATCAACCGCCAAGGGGACATTGCTCGTCAGAACCTGCAAGCACAGGCCATTCGGTCAGGTGCTTTTGGCGGTAGCCGCGAAGGCATTCAACGTGCAGAGCTAGAGCGCGCGTTGTCTGAACAGCGTAATCAAGCCATTACAGGAGCGCTGCAGCAGGGCTATACACAGGCTCTGGGGGCATTTGAGGCGGAAAAGAACCGACAACTGCAGGCCGCACAGGCGGGTGCAGGAATTGGCTCGTTGATGCAGCAGTTGGGTCAGCAGGATGTCAATTTCCTGTTCAACCTCGGTCAATCAGGCCAGCGTCAGCGCCAAGCAGAACTCGATGCACTGCGCGCTACGCAGCTACAGCAGGTATATCAGCCGTTCCAAAACCTCGCCTTCTTGTCAGATATTTACAAGGGCGCGCCGTCCACGCAAATGATGGCAGGTACTGTGACACAGCCCGCGCCAAGTCCATTCCAGCAGTTTGCTGGTTTGGCAACAGGTGTGGCATCTGGCTTGGGAGCAGCGAAGGTAGCAGGGGTTCTCTAAGGAAAAGACATGAATAATGAGATCATGAAGCGGGCGATGTTTACGATGCCTGTATCAAAAAGCGAGATGAATTCCGGCATCATGCAGGGGTTTGAGGAGCAGGAAGAGGAAATGCCTCAAATGGCACGTACTCCTCAGAATCCTGAAATTCTGATGAATAATCTGCGCGGCGATATGCGTTCAATAGACGCTCGTTACATGGAACTTGCTCAGATGGTTGGCGAAGAGGCTGCGATGGAGACACCTCCTGAGGTGCTTGCCATGTTGCAGCCGCAGCTTGCTACTCAGTCCGCCCCGCCAATGGCTCCTGAAGGAATGGGCATTATGCAACTGCCACAGGGTCAGGAGATGATGCCTCCTCCCGGAGGTCCGGGGATGCCACAAGCTATGCCACCCGGTGGCATGGAGGGTATGCCCCCTTTTCAACCGGGCGGAGCTGAGCAGGCTCCGCCTACCCCTGACGGCCTACCTCCTGTTCGTGCGCAAGCTGGCGGATTTTTTAAAAGTGCGGCGCGCTATGGCAGTGAGGTTATGCCAGCGCTCGATCAATACCTTGGTCGCCTGTTTGGGTCAGTCCCAGAGAATGTTTATGGCGCTGTGCCAATGGTAGGTGCAGATGGCAGGCCAATCTATCTACAGGGCAGAGAAACCGTGCAGATGACCCGAAGTGGCCCTGCTATGGGAGAAGGCACTCGCATTACCCCTGCTACTACACTGGGCGTAACGGATCTTCGTCAGCCGTCACTTCGTCGGGCTATTGGTGAGCCGTTCGAGGAAATAACTGGCATGGCTGAAAGAGGACTGAACGCGGCCCGCGCGTCTTATCCTCGTGCAATGTCTGTAGCAGAAAAGAGTGTTGTCCCTGCGTTAGGGGCAGGCACGGCAGCAGCGATGTATCAAAAGCTGACTACGCCTACCGGCAAACCAGCAGAATCGATGGTTGATCAGATTCCTGATCAAGGCCCGCCTTTACGGGATGAAAAAGGCCGTG